TCAACACATCAAGTCCTGCTAGGATTGTAACCCAATCAGAGTATGACAAGCAGATGGAGAAGAACAAGACAGATAAGTTCAAGCACTATCCATTGACCATAGACAGGCAAAAGATGTTGCTTGATAAATATGATGCAGATAATTGGTATGACTGGGCTTATGTAAATTGGGGGACAAAGTGGGGGTGTTATGACAATGAGTACGATGATGGGACATACAGATTTACCTCAGCATGGGGGCCTATTGATAGTAGCATCATCTTAGAGTTTTTAGTTAAAGACATACCAACTTTCAGTTATTATTATGAAGAGGAACAAGGTTGGGGTGCAGAGTTTGAGTTTGAAAACGGAGAAGAAACTAGTGGGTTTGAATGGGACTTACCTGATTGGGATTCCACAGATCACGATGATATATACTTCCTTGAAAATGATTACCAGAATAGTATAGGTAATTACAAAAAGGGGTACTATGGATGGGGTAGCCTAGATGAATATCTTGGAGACACGCTAGAAGAAGCTATAAAAGAATTATAATATATTGTTCACACCCATAAGTGTGTAAAAAATTAGACACGCCATAAATACAATCCTTAGTTGTCGCTAATGTAGGCCGTTGTAATGCTTAATCAGTTAAATTGAGAAGGCGTGTGGGCTTGATTAGTCCTTCATTACCTCATAAATTACAACAAGACTGACAGGACGGAAAGACGCCCCTCCAAGGAGGTAACTTAAAATTAATAATAATGGTAAAAGACCAACTGTTTAAAGTAAAACTCTCTAACTCTAAAGATAGTATCCTGGTTAGGACTAGGTATACATTTGACTTACAGGAGGCTAGGAGGTGGAAGAAAGAAGCGCCATATGGTGAGATTATTAACGCTCAAAACAATAAGATACAATGAATGTACTATCATTATTCGATGGCATGTCCTGTGGACAGATAGCCCTCAACAATCTAGGCATTAAAGTAGACAACTACTTTGCCTCTGAGATTGACAAGTATGCTATACAAATAGCTAAGAAGAACTACCCTAACATGGTTCATGTTGGAGACGTTACCAAGCTAAGTTACTCTGATTATAGAGGCTGTTTGGTAAGAGAAAAGGAATCAAAGTATATAGTTGACATTCCTAACTCAAAACGTATTGACCTTATTATGGGTGGCAGTCCATGCCAGGGGTTTAGTAGGGCAGGCAAGGGACTTGACTTTGAAGACCCTAGAAGTAAGCTGTTCTTTGAGTTTGTTAGACTCATAAAAGAATGCAAGCCAAAGTATTTCTTATTGGAGAATGTCAAGATGAACAGCGACAGCAGAGATATAATATCTAATTACTTAGGTGTGCAACCTATTTACATAGACTCAGCAGTATTATCTGCACAAACTAGAAAGAGATACTATTGGACTAATATACCTTATCTTCTTGATCCTGTTGACCAACGCATAAAACTAAAAGATATCATTCAAACAGAAGGAGAGCTTAAAGGCTCTAAGGTTGATGAGAGGATGGTAACTAATAAGGGTAAAGCCTATTGCTTAACAGCTAGGTATGCAGGTGCTACTTGGTGGAATAGTATAGAGAGAAGCCAACGCACTATGATAAGGATAGAAGATAAGGTTTGTTTTCCCGAAGCCACTAAGAAAGGTTATGTTGCAGCAGGTATTGGTGAGGGGATTGACATACAGTATCCTACTAGCACTACTAGAAGAGGTAGGTTGTTAAAAGATAAAGCCCACTGTCTTCAATCAGCAGAGACGAGTCAGGGAATTATAAATGAGAAATATAATTGGAGGAAGCTCACACCAATAGAGTGTGAGAGACTGCAAACAGTGCCAGATAATTATACTGAGGGTGTGTCTAATGCACAAAGGTATAAGATGATTGGTAATGGTTGGACAGTCAAAGTAATCGAGTATATACTTAAAAACATAAAGATATGAATCTACTAACACAAAACAGTAAGTTAAAGAAAACAAGTAAGGCTCTTAATTTAAGAGTCTTTAACTTTGGAATACCTGCATACAAGTCGGCAAGTGGTAAGCTTACCTGCCCTATGGCTGACGAGTGTGTTAAGTTCTGTTACGCAAAGAAGGGTGCTTATGTATGGAGTAATGTAAAGCCCGCCTTTGAAAAGAGATACCAACTTAGTAAGACTGTAGAGTTTATTGATGCTATGAATGCAGAGATAAAAAAGAAACGTCCTGATTATGTAAGGGTACACGATAGTGGTGACTACTACTCAAGGAGTTACCTAGCTAAGTGGATTACAATAGCTAATCAGAATCCAGATGTAAGATTCTACAGCTACACTAACATGATAGATATGATTTTAAAAACTAACCTACCTGATAACTACGACATCATATTCAGTGATTCAGGTAAACAAAAACATTTAATAGATGAAGAACTACACAGGCACACAAAGATTTTTAACAATATTGATGTTCTTAATTCCGCTGGCTATATTGATTCTAGCAGCATTGACTTGATGGCTACCAAATGGTTCAGTGATAATAAAAAAGTAGGATTAATCTTTCATTAATAAAAGCAAATAAATAGTTCTTATTTATAAAATAAAATGTATATTTGTAAAAAATAATAATTAAATTCTATACTGATGGGAAGATCAAGTGAAGAGTTCATTAAACAAAGAGAGGGAGAGTTGAACTCACTCCCCATTATTCAAGCACCATTTTCTTGGGGCTTTATTTCTAACGATACTAATACTGAAAAAAATGAAGAACAGAATATTTAATCTGTATGCCAACTTCGTATGTGAGGAGTGTGGCATTACAAGAGAGGAATTATTTTCCAATACCAGAGAGATAAGATTCTCTATTCCAAGGTACATACTGTACTACATATGTACCAAGAGACCAATGAAGATAGTAGACATTAGAAACCTAATGAAAAGCAATGGCTTTGATGTTACTAGACAGAACATTGACTATGGTATTGAAAAGATAAACAAGTCTACAGACAAAGATGTGTGGGACTTAATTGAAAAATGCATAGAAAAATTTAATGACTAAAAAGTATACCCTTTTAGATATATGGCAACAGGCCATTGAAGATAATGTCTCTGTAGACATGTCTTATGGAAACAAACAAGCATACATTTATAAAGGTATTAAAGTTGTTAAGGTACGTGATGAAATAAAAATACTCAACACTAGAACCTTTGGATTAGAGTATGAAGAGATAGAGGAATATCTATACGACTCATTTCTAAACAATGGATTTAGGCCAGGGGTTGTAGATGTCTTAAAGAAATCCTACTTAGATAGGATAGAAGCTTTAAATAAAAGCATAAAGAAAGAGATCAACAGCAGGAACAATAAAAAACATTACAAGTCTATGAAGATTAAAAGAAGTGAATTAATAAATAAGTACAGTAAAATTTCTAAAACCAAACGATTATGACAAATTATGACGCGTATAACGCACAAGCAGTAGACAAGGGTAACATATGGATTTTATTCCTATTATTAGGATGGTCTTATGGAAGTATGAACAAGATGGGTAAACAAATATTCTATTACCTAACATTAGGTGGCTGTGGTCTATGGACATTGTATAGGCTATTTACACTTAGTGGTGCTATTAAGAAGCACAATAAGAAGGTAGCTGTAAAGTGTGGGCTATCTACAGAGGACATGTTAAAACTAGAACTAATATAATTTAAAACAAAATGGCAACAAAAACAACAACGGGAAAAAAGACAACATTCAAAACATTAGCAGCACTTAATGTTAAGGATAGATTAGAAAAGAAAGGAAGGTTTGATTACTTATCTTGGGCATATGCCTGGGCTATGGTAAAAGACCAATACCCTGATGCAAACCGAAAGGTATATGAGTCAGAGGCAACTGAGTTGAACTTCTTTACAGATGGCAATACAGGTTATGTAAAGGTTGGTGTAACAATAGAAGGTGTAGAGCATATCGACTACCTACCTATAATGGGACACAACAACCAATCACTTAGTGTGGATAAGATCACATCATTTGCAGTAAACAAGACCATACAACGTAGTACGGTTAAGGCTATTGCTATGCATGGATTGGGATTATCTTTATGGGCAGGCGAAGATTTAGTAGACATTAGTGAGGCAGCACCTGCTGTTAAGCAAGAGTCTAAGCCTACACTTAAGAAGACCAGTGATAAGTGGAATGATGTAGTAAACTATGTTAAGGCAAACAACACTAAGTCGTTGTCTTCAATAGTTAAGACACTAGAAACTAAATACATTATACCTACAGCAATCAAAAAAGAATTATCAGCCTATGTCAAGTAATATAATAGAACAGTTAAGAGACGATTCTAAATACTACGGAGACTTTGGTAAACAATATCTATCTAACTCAGATATATATAACCTACTAAAAAACCCTAGACAATTTAGAAAGAACGATAAAAGCCTTCCATTAATAATGGGGGGTTACTTTCACACGGCAATGTTAGAGCCTGAGAAGCTTTCTAACTACAAAATAGTAGAGGCTTCAACAAGATCAACCAAAGTATTTAAAGAGTACATTACAGCTAACGATTTGCATCCATACGATGTGTTGTTAAGTAAAGAGGTGGACACTATTAATACTTGGGTAGACTCAATGAAGTCTAACTTTGTAATGCATACAGATATCTATGAGTCAACTAACATATATGAGCAGCCTGCTGTTACTGAGTTGTTTGGTTTGACCTGGAAGGGTAAGGCTGATATTGTAACAAAGGACAAGGTGATTGACATCAAGACCTCTGGAGACATCAACAAGTTTAAGTGGAGTGCTAATGACTACAACTATGATAGTCAGGCATACATATACCAACAACTATTTGGTAAGCCTGTTGAGTTCTATATAGTGGATAAGAAGACCTTAATGCTTAAGATAGCAAAGCCAAGTGAAGAAACCTTACTAAGAGGTAGAGACAAGGTTATAAGAGCTGTAGAGATGTATAAGAAGTTCTTTGCTGAAGATGCAGAGAAAGACCTCACACAGTTTGTTGAGTACGAACAGTTTTAATTCTTTTCACACTCATAATAATAAAGGAGTCAGAGTAGCTTCTCCAACTAAGCTACCAAATAAATACCATTAAATATGTCACAAGACAAAATTTTTGCAGACGGTTTCATCTTCAAGAGAAGAGAGAACGCACCCGATTTCGTAATAGGTAACATCAGCGTAAAAGTTGAGAGCGCTATTGAGTTTTTAAAAGCCCATGATAAGAATGGATGGGTTAATCTAAATGTTCTTAACAGCAAGGGAGGTACAGCTTATATTGAGCTTGACCAGTTTGTTCCTAAGAAAAGTCAGGATAAAGCTCCTGCTCCTGCTCCTGTAAAGGAAGAGGAAGAAGATGATGGATTACCATTCTAATACACTCTAATAGAATAGATTAGGGGCTATTTGCCCCTTTTCTTTTCTTTTATCTATGTTAAGAATGCTTAGTTTTTCCCTTAGATATACAAATTAAAAAAAATAATATTAATAAAACTATATAAAGAGTATATAGAAAAAAAGTCAGCATATGCAACATAACAATGTTACTATATTTAGAAATATAAGGGACACCTCCACTCCCTTCTTCAGAGACTTGAACTCTATCCTTGAAAGAATAAAGGAAGGTAAGTCAAAAGATTTGATTAAACAGATTAGATCAGAGAAGAACAAAGAGGTTAGGCAAGAACTTAAAAAGAGTTTACCTGCTATATGTTTTTCAGGAACATTCAATAAGAGAAGTGATGATAGCTTGATTGAGCATAGTGGTTTTATATGTTTGGATTTCGATGGTTATAAAACCAAGAAAGATATGACATCTGAAAAAGAAAGGCTATCAAAAGATAGATACGTTTACTCTGTATTTGTATCGCCTAGCGGTAATGGTCTAAAAGCTATTGTTAAGATACCTAAAGAACCAGAGAACCATAAGAACTATTTCATATCACTAGAAAGATATTTTAATTCTGATTACTTTGATAAGACTAGTAAGAATATATCAAGAGTTTGCTATGAGTCGTATGACCCATTAGTTCATGTAAACGAAAACTCAAACACCTGGACTAAGATAGAGGAGCAGGAGTACAAGGTTGTAGATAAGTATTCATCTAGGCCTACGATACCTGTCACTAATGAGAAAAAGATAGTGGATATACTTATGAAGTGGTGGACTAAGAAGTATGGTATAGTTGATGGCGAGAGAAACAATAACGTATACATATTGGCTGCGGCCTTTAATGACTACGGAGTTACTAAGTCACTAACAGAATATATCATGTCTCAGTTTCAGAGTAGTGATTTTACAATGAATGAAATACAGACCACTATAAACTCTGCATACTCACAAACTCAAAACCATGGCTCTAAGTATTATGAGGATGAGGATAAGGTTAATCAGGTTAGGGTTAAATTAAAACGAGGAGTATCAAAAAAAGAAATTCGTCTTCAATTAGTTGAGTCAGGTATTGAAGATGCTATAGCGGTTTCTACTATAAGATCAATAGAAGAAGAAGATAATGACAAAAGGTTTTGGACCAAGAGCGATAAGGGTGTTATAACACTAATACATTATTTGTTTAGGCAGTTTCTTGAGGACAATGGATTCTGGAAGTATTCTCCTGAAGGTACTAAGAGTTTTATATTTGTTAAAGTAACCAACTACAAAATAGACCATACTACTGAGGAAGAAATCAAGGACTTTGTGTTAGGGCATTTGGAAAAACTTGATGATATGTCTATCTATAATTACTTTGCAGATAAGACAAGGTACTTTAAGGAAGAGTTCTTGTCCCTGTTAGGAACTGTTAATGTTTACTTTATTGAAGACGATAAGAATACAGCATACCTGTATTATAATAACTGCGCTGTAAAGGTCACGAAGAATAGCAAGACCACGATAGACTACCTAGACTTGGGTGGATATGTTTGGAAGGACCAGGTTATAGATAGAGACTTTGAGTTGTGTGAGTCACACGAATGTGATTACAAAACATTCGTATCAAACGTAGCAGGATCTGATAAGAAAACTATTAAGTCAATGGAGAGTACGATAGGCTATATGCTTCATGCTTATAAGAATCTATCTTACTGCCCTGCTGTTATATTGAATGATGAGATTATATCAGACAATCCAGAGGGTGGTACAGGTAAGGGTTTATTTATCAATGCCATATCCAAGATGAAGAAGTTGGTAGTTATTGATGGTAAAGGTTTTAATTTTGAGAAGAGTTTTGCCTACCAGTTGGTTAGTGCAGATACTCAGATACTTTGTTTTGATGATGTCAAGAAACATTTTGACTTTGAAAGATTGTTTAGTGTTGTTACCGAGGGGTTAACACTAGAGAAGAAGAACAAGGATGCAATCAAGATACCATTCCATAAGTCACCAAAGGTTGCTATAACAACTAACTATGCGATTAAGGGTAAGGGTAATTCATTTGAGAGAAGAAAGTGGGAGTTAGAGTTTAAGCAATTCTATACAAAAGAATTTACTCCATTGGTAGAATTTCAAAAGCTTTTATTTTCTGACTGGAATGAAGATGAGTGGTGTGCATTTGATAACTATATGATAGAGAACCTTATGTACTATCTTAATCATGGATTAGTTAAATCTGAATTCAAGAACCTATCTATTAGAAAACTATCTGCTGCTACCTCACATGAGTTCATTGAGTTCTGTGGATTGATACTAGGAAGCAATCCAAATGAGTTACTTAGAATGAATGAAAAGATATACACTAAAGATTTGTTTACAGAATTTATAAGTGAGAATCAGGATTATGCGCCAAGGGCTAAAAGAAGTATTTCTAACATTGCTTTTAATAAATGGCTAAAAGACTATGGAGAGTTTAGGAAAGATGTAGTTAATGTAGTTCTAGACAGAGACTTAAACGGTAAGTTTATTATTTACTCAACAAAGAAAACTAACCCAAAACAAAAAGAAGATGAGTTTGAATTCTGATCTACAATGGTGTATCGACAATGACTTTCAGGTTTATATAAAGAAGATGGACCATAGCGGTTATTTTAAAGTTGCTATAAGAAAAGGAGGTATATCATCTAATGGTAAGGATATTTTCTTTTGTAAGAAAACTCAGATGAATTTGTATAGTGTAGAGAAGCTTGGTAAAATAGATTATAAGAATCAAGAGAAAGCTAATAAGGTTTTACCAGGTGTCTACAAGTATTTAAAAGAAACATACCAAAAAAAGCTATGAAGAAAAAAGAATGGTTGTTCATGCAAACACCAAAAGAAAAAGCATACGAGATATATAAGAAGTTTTACAATGTAGATGGTCAAGACTTTCACAATACGGTTAGTAGTAAGATATCAAAGCAATGTGCTAAACTACACGTAAGACTTATACTTGAAAACGAAATAATAAAACCATCTAACAACCAAGCAATAGAATACTATCATTTGGTTGAAGAAGAAATACATAAGATATGAAAGAAATTATAGTTTTTAGTTACCAGGGTTCAGATCCTATTTTATACAAGGAAGTTGATTATAAATTTTCAATTGGCGATACTGTATATTGTGAATTAACAAAAGAGGAATTAGAAATTCTGAAAGATTTTTACCCTCATTCAGATTGTGAAGGGGTTATAACTAAAAAATGGATTAATATAGTAGATATGAAAATATTATGGACTGTTGATATTTCCTAATGCACCCTAACGTAATACAGATAAGAATAGTTGTGAATTAAATAAAAAATAAAACAAATGATAAGTAGAGAAGAATATAATAAAGCATTAGACACAGTAGAAGCCTACCATAAACAATTATTTTTATGCGATGTTGGTAGTAGTTTAATAACCAAAAAAACGCCAATAGATAAATGGAGCGAATACGCTAAATTGCCGACAAAAATAAAAAATGTCTTTTTCAGAACAGGGACTGAATTTATGGAGGATATGACTTATGAATTAATGATGAGGCAGCCATATTTAGGACAAAGTCATTGGAGTACTTTTATAGCACTTAGAGGTTATTAAATTACTACCAACTCCGTATAACGTTAACTAAAATAAACTATGATAAAATTTAGAGACTATCAGAAGGATATTATAACCAAAGGGGTTAAGTGTTTGCTTGATTACAGTTTTGTATACTTGTCTATGGAAGTAAGAACAGGTAAGACGCTTACATCACTAGGAATCTTAAATAAGATTATGAGTGTGAACAGAGTATTATTCATTACAAAGAAGAAGGCAATAAGCAGTATTGAATCTGATTATAAGCTACTGAGTCCAGACTATGAGATATTCGTTATAAACTACGAATCCTTGCATAAGGTTGATCTTAAAGGTTGGGATGCGATTGTGTGTGATGAGGCTCATAGTATGGGGGCTTTTCCAAAGCCAAGTAAAAGAGCAAAGCAGGTTAAAGAGTTTGTAATTAAAAACAACCCATACGTAATACTGCTATCAGGTACACCTACTCCAGAGTCATTTAGTCAAATGTATCATCAGGTATATAGTATAGCAGGTAATCCTTTCAGAGAACATACAAACTTCTATAAGTTTGCTAGAGAACATGTTGTCGCTAAGACAAAACGTATAGGTTCTTTTATGGTTAATGATTACTCAGATGGAAAACAAACTATACTTGATAAAATGAATCAGTATATGATTTCATACACTCAAAAAGAAGCAGGGTTTAATTCTTCTATAAAAGAAACCATACTTACAGTTGATGCTCCAGAATCTATTCACAGCCTCTGTAAGCTACTTAAAAAAGATTTAGTTGTGCAAGGTAAGGATGATGTTATATTGGCTGATACAGGCGTTAAACTAATGCAGAAGCTTCATCAGATGTATAGCGGAACTGTTAAGTTTGAAAGTGGCAACTCTATGGTCTTAAATAATTTCAAAGGGGAGTTTATTTACAACAACTTTTGTGCTAATAAGATAGGAATATTTTATAAATTTAAAGAAGAATTGAATTGCCTTAAAGAAGTGTATGGAGATCAATTATGCACAGACTTAGAGACGTTTGAAAGTACAAACAAATCTATTGCATTGCAGATTGTTAGCGGTAGAGAAGGCATTAGTTTAAGACAAGCAGAGTACCTAGTCTATTATAACATAGACTTTAGTGCTACTAGTTATTGGCAGAGTCGTGATAGAATGACTACGAAGGATAGACCTGAGAACGAAGTCTTTTGGATATTCACTAAGGGAGGAATAGAGAAACAAATATATAGAACAGTAAGCAAGAAAAAAGATTATACGTTAAAACATTTCAAAAGAGATTTATTAACTTTAAATTAAATACAATGAACGAAAGAAAAAATTATAATAAACTAACTTATGTATGCGACAATTGGTCGTATGAAAACTCATACAATGATGTAAAAGTAAAACAGTTGGTAAAATGGATACATGAAGAAGGAAGGCCTCTTGAGAGAAAAGAGATTTTAGAGAAATCTAAATCCATGTTTATAAAAGAACGAACTTTAGCTGATATATTAAAGAAATTAGTTTTAACTAAAAAAATAAAAAGGTTATCTCATGGTGTGTATCTAGGTAAGTGTAAAGTTTTTTATACTTATGACAACTTTGGTGAGTCAAGATGGTGTGTAAACTGTGGTCAACCTGAATCAGAACATTAACTTTAAATTAAATATAATGGTAGAAGCAATAGGTTGGCTAACTATAGCCTGGATAGTAATGGTAGTAGGAAAAGCAATAGGTAGAAGAATATGGCCTGAAGACTGGAGAGATGATAGTTAAATTAGACGAATTAGAGATAGAGCTATGCGAATATATTGGGAAGCTTAGATCTAGTATAGCTAGAAGTAATAATGTTTTTGATGCCAAAATAGGAGACCAAAACGGAGTAGAAGCAGATATTCAAGGATTTAAAGCAGAATATGCTTTTGCTAAAAAAAATAATTTATTTCCAGATTTTGGATTGTCACCAAGAAGTGGTAGTGCTGATGGAGTAACAAAAGAAAATAATAGATACGACATAAAATCTACTAACTATAAAACTGGTAACTTACTTTCTACTTTAAAAGTAAATCAAGATGTAGACGTTTATGTTTTAGCTTACGTAAACAAAAACATAGTGGATTTTGTAGGTTGGGCTACTAAAGATGAATTAATAAGAAAAGAAAATATAAAAAGCTTAGGGCATGGCTCTGGATATTTTTTAAGCAGACATAAGCTACATAAATTTTAATATGACAAAAGAAACTTTAGGAGAAACAAGAAAAACTATTTGGGTATTTGGAAAACCACAAAGTATGTGGATTCCAATGATGAATCCAAAATATTTAACCGAGAATAATCTTTGGGACAATGACGGAACAACAGATACAAGCGAAAAGGATTAAACAGCTAGAGGCTGAAGGGTACTATGTTATCAAGCTTATTAAGACTAATAAGAATGGCATACCTGATGTTGTAGCTATACCACCTAACTGTGGTGTCCTATTCTCTGAAATAAAAAAGCCAAAGGGCAGGGTGTCTGCCTTACAAGAATATAGACTAAAAGAATTAGAAAAGCATGGAGTCAGAACAGAAGTATATAGAGGATGAGTTTGAATTGGATGAAAACTTCCTATATCAAATACACACATTTAACCCTAGTGTAAAGAATAAGATAGCAGCGCAAATAGATACCTTAATAGGTCTGCCTACAACAAAGGGTTTAGATAAGTTAAAATCTGGAGTAGTACACGATAAAGAAGGAACACCAACTTTCTTTACTCTTTCCTATTCCAAAAGAAACAAGAACTCACCATCTATACTGTTAGATATATTTGAGATAACACTAGACCAATACCTAAATGATATTAATTTAAACATTCATATAAAATGAAATTCGAATCATCACCTGAAATCAAATTAAAAAATAAATTAGAAGCTATTTCAATTAAATTATTGATTGAACAAGAAATGGAAATTGAAAATATATTTAAAAACACTAGAAGACGAGAGTATGTGGACGCAAGAAGAATACTATTCTATATTCTTAGAAACAACTTTCTTCTAACCTATTTTGAAATAGGAAGGATTTCTAAAAGAGATCACGCAACTATTATACATGCAATTAAAGATTTTGATTATATAATTAAGGCTGACCCAATATTAAATGGTGTATATCAAAAAGCGCTAGAAAGAGCTGAGTTTATTACAACGTACTCTCCAGAGGCAAGAAAAGAAGAGATAATCAAAAAGATAGAACAGCTTAACGAAGAGTTACTTACTTTATCTAATTAAAATAATTAACTTTTATTTTGTATCTTTATTGACATGGAAAACAATAATGTAGGTTACAGACCAAGACTTACTGATGAGGAAAGTGTGATGATAAGTAATCACAGAGCATTAAAAGTAGAATGCGAAACTAACGGAATACCAATGAGTGATGTAAATCATTACTGGTATAAAGGCAAAAGCTTTTCTCTTCATGTAAAAAACAACGGTGTCTCTTTAGACAAAGTAAGAGAGGATATTATAAAGGAAATGAATAAACATTCTCCTTCATATCCTAAGATTAAAAGAACAAAACAGAAAGACCCTCACCTACTAGTAATTGATCCTGCTGACATACACATAGGTAAGCTAGCATCATCATTTGAAACAGGTGAGGATTATAACTCACAGATAGCTGTCAAGAGAGTAAAGGAAGGAATACAAGGAATACTTGAAAAGTCTAATGGCTTTAAAATAGATAAGATATTATTTGTAGGTGGTAACGATATACTTCATATCGATGAGCCACACCGAAAAACAACAGCAGGTACACCACAAGATACTGATGGGATGTGGTACGAAAACTTCCTTACAGCAAAAAAACTTTACATAGATGTATTAGAAACATTAATCGCAGTGGCAGATGTTCACTTTGTTTACAACCCAAGTAACCACGATTACATATCAGGATTCATGTTATCGGACTCTATACAGTCTTGGTTTAGGAAAAGCAAGAACATTACATTCGATTGCTCAATAGCCCATAGGAAAGGTTTTAAGTACGGAAATAACTTAATTGGAACAACACATGGAGATGGAGCGAAACAAGCTGATTTACCCCTTATAATGGCTAATGAGTTCTCTCAGTGGTGGGCAGACACAAAGCATCGTTATGTTTACACACACCATATACATCACAAGTCTAGTAAAGACTATCATGGCATTACAGTTGAGTCGTTAAGGTCACCAAGCGGATCTGATTCCTGGCATCATAGAAAAGGTTATGGTGTTGGTGGAATAAAAGCTGTAGAAGGATTTATACACTCAATGGAACATGGACAAGTAGCAAGATTAACACACATATTTTAAAAGATGGAAAACACAAAATGTATTGAAGTAAGAAAAGATTATTACCTATTAATAGTTAATGACGTTTCACTAGGCGAGTTTGAAAAAAGTGACTTAAGACACGTAATAGAAGTTATAGACAATGCAATATAAACAAGACACAACTCTTCTAGATGAGCGATATTCTTCTAGAAAGATTAATGGATTAGATGTCATTGATTTAATTAAGCACTGGGATTTAAATTTTAACGAAGGGAATATTCTTAAATACCTACTAAGAAAAAAAGGAGACGATATATCTGACATGAAAAAAATAGCTGACTATGCAAATAGAGAAGCAGAACACTTACAAAATGATGGAACAAATTAAAGAGCAAATACTAAAAGAGAAGTTGAAAGATAAACCCAACTTCTCTTTGATTAGAAAATTACAACAGTTAATTGATAAGGTTAAAAATTAAA